ATTCAGAGAATTCAGGTGAGCGGGTTCAACAATCCTCCCACACTCTAACTCTCCAGATGTGTGATTCAGAGGTTGAACTGAAGGTAGATAAAGCAGCATCTATAAATTCTATGCTTCTAGGATATTGTTTGACGTGTCACAAGGCGCAAGGGTCAGAATTTAGAAAGGTATTCGTAGTTACACATCAATCTCACGCAACTATGGTACAGCGTGAGTGGCTTTACACTGCTATCACACGGGCTAAAGAAGAACTATATGTAATTTGCGAGCCGGAAACATTTACTAAGGGTATATTAAACTCTCGTATAAAAGGAAACTCTCTTAAAGAGAAGGCTGAATTCTTCAAAGGAAAGTTACAAAATGATTCAGGCTACGACGAGTTTATGTAATCCCCAATATACTTTGACTTGACAAATGATACACTGATATCTTTACTCTAGGAGTTTTAAATGAAACTGTTAGTTAATTCAACTTGCTTTGTAGAGTTGGATATTGAGGATGTCAGTTTGTATCTAAGCAGAACTTGGCGAGAGCAGAGAGGTTCTAAGAAAACAACTTCTTATGTAGTGAGCTCCAAAGGAGGAATATTTTTACATAGATTACTTTTAAATGTTACAGATCCTTTAGTTCAAGTAGATCACATAGACGGAAATGGGTTGAACAATAAAAGATCAAATCTAAGATGTGTAGATAATAGAACTAATACTCAAAACAATCGTCTCCGCAGAGCAGGAAAAACTTCTTCTAAATATTTAGGTGTGACCAAGTCTCGCGATTCTTGGAGAGTAAGAGTTTGGACTAAGCAAACTGGGCATATATGCCTAGGTAGTTACGAATCAGAAGAATTTGCGGCCAAGGTTTATGATTCATATATGAAGAAACATTTTCCTCCAGAACTAAGAGGTACACTTAACTTCGAGTAAATTTTTCGCTTGACACGTCCCCTCGGGGGTGTTATAGTCTCAACACTGGTTCAAAAGGAAGTCCAGAGAAAACTTCCTAATCCCTCCCTCCTTTAAGGAAAACCAAATGTCTGATAACCAATCCGCAGTTACCGCAAACTTTGACAACCAAGTCGATACCAAAGATTTCACATTCCATTTCAAGAAAGACAAGCTGGGAAACAAGCGTCCCTCTGTTGAATTGAAACTTCCAGTGCCTTCTGTAGAAGGTATCGTTGCAATCTTGGAAAAAGGTGGCAAAGAGCTAGAGCTTCTCCAAGATGCAATCTATGATGTGATCCGCTCTCAAGCAGCTCAGATTGTGTCTGATGATGAGAAAGTTACACAAGCTACTTTCCCTCATGCAAATGTTCTGTGGTCGTTCATTGCGAACATGCCCAAAGCAGATCGTCGTTCTTCTGCTATTGACGCATCTGTCTGGGAAGCCTTTGCAAAAGACTATATCGAAACTATGCCAGCAGTTACTGGTAAGTCTCTCGATGCAGTTACCAATGCAACTGTTGTGTACCTCAAGAAGTTTGCAATTGTGAAAACCAACAAGGATGTGATCTCGAAACTGAAAGATCAACTGGGCTTGTACATGGAGCATTCCAAGAATGTGGAACAGTTTACTGAGATCTTGGAATTGCTGATCTCGAAAGCTGATGCATACTTGAATGCAAATGATGTGGAGTTGCTGGTTCAGAATCTGTAATCTCCACACCTGATTCATCCATCTCTCATTTCATAGGAGCTAAAGTACCTAGAGAGATGGATGATCCATCATTGAACATTCTAGCTGGTAACTATCTCCTCGCGGTCGGGTAGGTCAAAGCAGAAATCTAGAATGTTCAGTAATGGCATACTCAGAATATGATAGCATCTGGTTTGCTCTTAAAGCATCCACAGAATTTCCAAAGCGAGTTTCAATAACCGCTAATAGACTTCTTCATGCTCGAATTATAAAGGCAGTTACCAAAAGAAAGTGGCTAGATGTTGCATATAAGATCCAGATAGATCCAAAGACTGCAATCCTAACTCACTCAACCAAAGGTTCTGTGCTCACATTCTTCCTAACCTATCATCTGAATCATTCCCCCCTCACTATAAAGGATATATGAAATGGCTACCGATCCTCGAACTTACACAGTTGCAGGTATCTTACTCAAAGCTACTGAAAGGGCAATCTTAGTTGATGTGATGCATGTTAACACAACAGAGATTAAACCTTCTGAGAAAGAATGGTTCCCGAAAACTCAGGTACTTGAGATGATTGTCACATCTGAAGATGATAGACTCAGTGCTGAGATTCATGGAGAGGAGATTCCTTTAGATGAATTCACAGTCAAACACTGGATTCTCTCTGAGAAAGGATTAGTAAAATGAGCAACTCGACTCCAACAGTAGTAGATACCGGCCCAGCTTTCCAGCTTGCAGAGAAAGTAGCAACTCTCTCAGAAGCGATCCTCTCTCGGCATCCAACTATGCCAACCCTCCTTCGAGAGATTCATACAACTCTTCTCCAATATCCTGAGCAAGTCACCCTCTTATCAGAAGCAGAGATCCAAGTTATTGTCTCAGGTCTCTCAGTGCAAACTAATGTAGCTTTCGCAGCCTCAGCTTCTAAACCTGCCGCCGCTAAGAGTCTAACAGCGAAGATTAAACAACTTGGTGCAGATGCTTTCTAAGAGACTGAGATGGATACCCATCAAGCCCTAGTCTACCAGTTCCTAGCATCTAAACTTACCTACCCTTCCTACAAACTCCTGCGAGATTGGCTTAGACTTCCATCTAAACCAACTTCTCCAGGAGTTTCTTCTCATTTAATGAAAGAGATTCTATCATGCCTCCCAACGGAACAGAATTTATCCTCGATGACTTTCTATCAGATATGGCAACTAACCAGTCTGGTACTTCAGGATCTCTCGATCCAACAACAGAACCAACTAGCAGAGAATCTTGGTGCGAACCAGGTTATGAAGGAAAGATTGACTATCGCATTCGACAGTTATCATATTCAAGCCTGCTCTCTCTACACTCTTGCCCAAGAAAATTCCAGCTTGCCAAGTTACGAACAACCCATCGAACCCCTGAATCAGAGAAGTCCTCAGTTACTTTCGCATTCGGCCACATCGTCGGAGAGGCTATCCAACTTGCTCTCGAAGATAAAAGCGAGCAAGAAATAATCTTCAAGATGTTTCTAGGCTGGCACACTGATCTCTTCGCAGAAGATACGAAACTCTCCAAGTCTTTCTTCACCGCAATAATCGCAATCCGCAGGTTCTTAGCTCTCAGAGAATCTGGTTTCTTAAAGGAGTATGATCTTGTATACTATAATGGTAAGCCTGCTTGTGAACTTAGCTTTTCTGTTAGCTTTCCTGATGGCTTTAGACTTCGTGGGTTTGTTGACGCTGTATTGCAGCATCGAGATACGGGAAAAGTTATCGTCCTCGAGTGTAAAACAACTGGATCGACAACTATCAATCCTGCAACATACAAAAACTCTGCTCAAGCTATTGGCTATTCTATTGTTCTTGATTCAATCTTTCCCGCTTTAAGCTCATATGAAGTCCTCTACCTTATATACAACACAAAGACAGGAGAGTATCTACCATTACCTTTCCAGAAAACTTATCTCCAGCGAGCGCTATGGATACGGGAGTTACTTCTGGACATTGAAACAATTAAGATGTACGAAGATGCAGAGGTATATCCCATGCATGGAGAAAGTTGTTATTCATTCTTTAGGGAGTGCGAATACCTTAATGTATGTCAACTCTCAACCGAATATCTTACTAAACCATGCACATCAGACCAAGAGGATAAAACAGATTACCAAGTAACTCTCACTCTGGATGATCTCTTAACCACACAATTAGCAAAGGCGGAAATGTAATCATGAAACTCTCAGCAAAAATCGCATCTAAATCCCACCGAGTCCTTCTATTCGGCCCGCCGAAATCAGGTAAAACCCAGCTTGCAGGAGAACTTTCCAAAGAATTCAATCTCCTATGGTTCGATCTGGAAAATGGTGTAGATACCCTGCTCAAGCTGCCTGAGAATCAGAAAGAACGGATCGAGGTAGTTACTCTCCCAGATACTCGATCTTACCCGATCGCTATCGAAACCATGCTCAAGGTAATCAAAGGAACTAAACTTGATATATGCGAAACCCATGGAAAAGTTGGATGTGCACTCTGCAGAAAAGACTCCAGAGATTTCACAACAGTTGAACTCTCATCCCTTCCTCTGGACACCATTGTTGTTGTCGATAGTCTTACCCAACTTACTAACTCTGCTATCTCTCATATAACCAAGAACCAACCAGAAGATTACAAACTAAACTATGACGACTGGGGAAATCTCGGTAAGCTAATGGATACTTTCCTCTCTCATGTACAGCAGGCAGGATTCAATGTTGTCTGTATCTCCCACGAGACAGAGACAGAGATGGAAGATGGGAAGATGAAACTGGTGCCAACCGCAGGAACTAAAGCATTCTCCCGGAACACTGCTAAATATTTCGATGAGGTAGTTTATTGTGAAGTTAAGAATAAAAAGCATATTGCGGCGTCTTCTACTGTCTATAATGGGAATATTCTTACTGGCTCTCGTAGTGGCGCTGTCTTGGAAACCCAGTCCGATGCCAGTCTCATACCAATCTTCCGAGGAGACGTGGTTAGCACAAATAAACTCACATCGAACACCCCAGCGACTGCGGCGCTCTCAGCGTTAGAAAGAATGAAACTTGCACAAGGAATAAAGAAATGAACGAAACAAACTTTCCTCAGATCACCTCAGGAGTTTCTCTCATCGGTATCACTGGCCATGCCGGAGCAGGTAAAGATACAGTTGCAGAGTTCTTGATCTCTGACTATCCTAACCATTACCGATATGCTTTCGCAGATCCTCTGAAAGAAGTTGCCTCAATAGCTTTTGGTATTCCTCTACAATGGTTCCATTCCACAGAACTCAAAGAAATTCCTCACCCTAATTGGAATATCTCTGCCAGGAAGATTGCACAGTTTGTAGGTACGGAACTATTTCGCACCAACATTCCTACTCTACTCCCTCAGGTAGGTTCTGACTTCTGGATCAATCGACTAGCTATCCGACTTAATAACCAATATGTACCAGAAGATGAAGGTGCATTATCCCAAGGGGATGTAGTAGTTATTCCAGATGTACGGTTCCAGAATGAGTATAATTGGATCATCTCTCAGGGAGGAATAATTATTCACTTGACACGCCCCGGCGCCGATGGTACAGTCGGTATCCCTGGACATGCCAGCGAATCCACTCTTAACTTACACAATAAAGAAAGGACTTATCAATGTATAAATGATTCATCAATCCAAGAATTGCATCGAAAGACTGCAAACATTATAGCTTCTCTGAGCTATTGATCCTACCTCTCTCTCCCTATATATCTTTTCTATCTCTTTTAAGGAAAACAAAATGACCGATTTTAATATGGATGCAATGTTGGACGGCGTGCTTGATGATCTGGCAGATGCCCCCGAATTCAAGCCCTTCCCTGCAGGTACTCATAAAGTAACTATCACAATCGCACAGAAGAAGATTGGCACGCACCCAGCGTTCGAAATCTCCATGAAAGCGATTGAAACTATCGAACTCTCCAACCCCGAAGATACCCCACTGGCAGCAGGTGCTACAACTTCCTGTGCTTATATGATGGATATTGAGATTGGCCAAGGTAACTTCAAGAAGATCCTTGCCTCTCTCGCATCCCACTATGGAGCGAAATCCAATCGTGAACTCATCGCTGATGCACAAAATGCAGAAGTGTTGGTGGTTACGAAAGTACGGATGAATAAGGATAAGACTCAGAGCTACACAGACATTATTGAACTCCAGGTGATCTGATAGATAGCTAACATCAAGAACCTTCTCAGGAAACTGGGAGGGTTTTTTAGTTAGCTCTCCCTTGGATTATATAAGATATGAAATGAAAGGATAGGTTGATATGACAAAATATATTACGCAAGAACAGGTGGTTACGATAGCCCCTATTTATTTATCCGAACACGGCCCTTACGCCAAAGAAGATTTAACCAACCTCTGCAGCGCAGCAATCCAGTCCTACATCGACCAGCAAGCGAAAGAGTTGCCGGAGTTGCCTGAGCCTAATGTCCCAGAAGGAGATTGGTTTGAGCGCGACTGTTATATCAAGAGCTACGCACAAGCCTACGGCCAGCAATGCGCAGCACATGCACGGGAGAAGGCTCTTGAGGAAGTAAGCGATGCTATCAACGATCTCTCATACGACGCATCGCGCCTGGACTGTCGGATTGCAATCGAAGCACTAAAGAAAGCGAGGTGATGTGATGGCCGCACCGAATGAAGAATTGCTGCTACTAGCGCAAACACTTGAGTTCAGCGATAACGTGCGCTGCACCATCCAGCAAGCCGCTGATCTTCTGCAATCCCAAGCAGAGCGCATCAAGGTGTTGGAAGTAAAAGTCCAGCAATTGAAAACTGTGCCGATGAAATACAGGCGAATGGAATTCAATGCGCAGCTTCAAAAGGAGAACGAAACCCTACGCACTGCACTGGCGCAGCAGGGGGAACAGACCGACCAGCGGTTGGTTAATTTGCTGTGCAGAATCCATAGGGACGGGGGCCACTACATTACCAAACACGGGATAGATAAGGCTGTGATAGACGCTGATGTGAGGGTTGCTCAACTGAATGCGCTAACTGACACAGCCGCACCAGCACCACAACTAATGCAAGAAGATTATGCCACCAAATCTAGCTAAATACCGCCCCAAACCTCCAATCTCAAAGCCAATTTTCTCTTCCCAAGAAGTTGCCAACATCGACTCCTTAGTTGATCTAGGCATTCCACAGAGAAAGCTTGGTCCCAAACTAGGTGTGCACTGGAGAACGGTTCATGCAGCTTACCATAGGAAAGGAGCCTATGCTATCTATCCGAAACCAATCCCATCTCAGGAGATAGAAACAGAATGTCCACAACAGGATCAACAGGATCAAAACTAGCAGCTCTAGCAGCTTTGATAAAGAAAGATAGAGACACCACAACTAATGCTATCTCCGCTGCCAAACATCTAGGTGTTCAACCCCAGGCAGGAAACAATGCAGCATTCATAGGAACCCATGAGGATTCTACCTACCTTCCCTATCTCAAAGGTATGTTCAATGGTCTTAATACCTATGTCACCACCGAAAAAATCGAACTCCTTTCCCACCTAGAACTCTACTGCACTAAACGTGGGGTGAATAAAGTCGTCTCCACCAACACAGCCATTCTTTCCAAACTTCTCGAAAGACTCGGAAACTTCAAGTCCAAACCTTCCCTCTCAAACTATGCAGGTTCAGTGTTTACTCTCGGAGAGATTGACATTGTATTTATTGATCCACTCAAGCAATTGCTCACAGTGTCATATGGTAAGTTCATTACCGCTAGATATATCAGTAAACTTGTCGCACCGTCGGCGTGGTCAGAGGCCACTGAGTTCTCTTGGCATCTTCTCACACCTTCTAACACAGAACTAATCTATGACTTATATTCTAGCGCGTATGCTTTGGCTATTGATATTGAAACCACTAGAACTAATCTTGCTATTCGCTGCATTGGTTTTACTGCTATCTTCACAAGTGCCTATGGAACTATCAAGACTCATAGCTCGGTTCTCCCGATGGATTCAGAGTGGGCGCTAGCATGGATGCGTAAGTTCTGTGACCTGCCAGCTCAAAAGATCTTTCAGAATGGAAAGTATGACTGCTCCTACCTATTGCGATATAACTCTCCTCCTAGGAACTGGCTCTGGGATACTGCACATTTCATGCACAGTTGGTATTCAGAATTACCAAAGGATCTTGCTTTCCTTAATGCCTTCTTCCTACGCAAAGTGGTTTATTGGAAAGATCTTGCAGAGACAAATGATCTACACGAATACTATAAGTACAATGCGCTTGACACCTGGGCTACTGCTAATGTGTGGATACAACAACTCCTTACAGCACCTGATTATGCAAGGCACAATTACACACTTGAGTTTCCACTCGTGTATCCCTGCCTTCTTGCGGAACTCACAGGCCTACGACGAGACCTGGGTAAGCTTGAAGATGCTAGAAAAGAGGTAGATACTGAAGAAGAGAAAGAACTAAAGAGTCTTAGAGCCATGCTTCCAGCCCCGCAGTTCAATCCTGGCTCTCCCGTCCAAGTCAAAACTCTCCTACATATCCTAGGTAATAAAGATCTGGAATCATCAAATGAAAAAGACATTGCCAAAGCGATCCTTCGACACCCCCTTAATGCCAGGATCCTCGGAAAGATCCTCACAATTCGAGGACTCCGCAAACTTGCAACTACCTACCTCAGACTGTCATCAGATGCTAAACAATCGGGAGTTCACGCAGGAGAAGGGGGTGCGAAGGAATTTCTGGGGAGAATCCTTTACGCTCTCAATCCGCACGGCACCGACACTGGAAGGCTTGCTAGTAGAGAGCACCACTTCTGGTGTGGATTACAGATTCAGAACATTCCTAGAGGCAAAGAAGTTAAACAAACTGTATGTGCCGACGATGGATTCTACCTTGGAGAGTGCGATCTTGAGCAAGCAGAGTCCAGAGATACAGCACACATATCAGGAGATGAAAGCCTCATTGCTGCGGTCTCCGGTACGAGAGATTTCCACTCAGTTAACGCTTCAGCATTTTTTGGCGTTCCTTATGAGCTTATCTACGACGATGCCCACGGAAAGACCAAAGATAAAAAGTTACGTGATCTCGCTAAACGAGTTAACCATGGTGCTAACTATAACATGGGGCCGGGAGTTCTTATAGATACAATGGGACTGGATAAGATTTGGGAAGCTAGAAAACTCCTGAAACTCTTATACAATGATCCCAAAGAGATTGCATCGCATCTTCTTGCACAATTCCATAAAACATATCCATTCATTCGAGGTAGATATTATGAATCAGTTATCAATGAAATTGGAATCTCTAAACAACTTGTTAGTAGAGCTTTCCACCATACAGAATATAACCTTAGGAACTATACGGATCGCGGGTACATTGATCGAGGCGACTGGACGAGATACTGCTTTGGAAACCCGGCTAAGAACAAATCTGACCTCAATTCATACGTTGCTCACTGCCCTCAATCGCTCAATGCCAGAACACTTAATGAAGCTTTCTTAGATGTCTTTTACAAAGTCGCCTTGCCTAACCCAGGAACTTTCAGGCTCCATGCCCAAATACACGATAGTATCCTCTTCTCCTACGCAGCAAACTCTGGACATCCAGAACAAGTCAAATCTTGCATGGAAATTCCTGTTACAGTCCGCGATGTATCTGGAACTTACAGAACCTTCACAGTCCCCGCCGCCCTCAAAGTAGGCCCACCAAACCATCCAGCTAAATACTGGAGCGAAACCGAGTAGCCATCCCATGAACGATGAGTTCCTATCATCATATCTCGCGTATGCCTCCGATACTGAAGTACCTGCAATCTTCCACCGATGGGCAGCTATCTCAAGTATCGGGGCATTCCTAGGAAGGAGATATTACTTCAGTCATGGCCACTTCGAAATCAACCCAAATATCTACTGCATGCTTATAGGTTCCCCAGGAACCAGAAAATCCACAGCAATCAAACTGATTAAGAAACTCATAAAAACAGCAGGCTATGATACCATAGCTGCAGACAAGACAACCAAAGAGAAATTCATTCTAGACTTATCAGGAGCAGGAGATGAAACAGAAGTTACCCCGGTTAAATCTGGCAAGCAGATGGAGGATTTCCTTTCCCAGAATCTCTGGGGTGAAGATACTCACGAATCCAAGCCAGACTCAGAAATGTTTATCATGGCTGATGAGTTCAATGATTTCTTCGGCAATGGTAATGTTGAATTCATTTCTCTTCTTGGCACTATGTGGGATTATTCTGGCGTGTATAGTAATCGGATTAAAAACGGTAAATCAGTTTCTATTAACAATCCAACAATTAGTATTCTTGGCGGAAATACTCCCACAGGTCTTAGCCTCGCTTTCCCGCCTGAAGTTCTAGGCCAAGGTTTCTTTTCTCGGTTATTATTTATTTATGGAGAGCCAAATGGAAAACGTATCACCTTCCCCAAATCCCCAGACCCAGCCCACACAGCAGAGCTGGTATCCTTCCTCTCCCGTATCAGAGCTAGTTGCATTGGACCAGCTTCACTTACTTCGGGGGCAGAAGGACTTCTTGATAAAATCTATAAAGCAAACTTTAGAATCCCTGACGTGCGGTTTGAATCTTACTCCACTCGACGCTTCAGTCACCTCCTTAAATTGTGCCTCGTTACAAGTGCAAGTAGATGTTCTACAATCATTGCAGAAAGAGATGTCATCTATGCAAACACTCTACTCCACCATGCTGAATACTTTATGCCAAAAGCACTTGGAGAATTTGGAAAAGCGAAACACTCGGACATAAGTCATAAGATCATACAACTAGTGGAGCGGGATTTTGCAATTCTCACATTCAAAGATATATGGAAACATGTGTCCTCGGATCTAGAGAAGATGGCAGATCTCACAACTCTACTACAAAATCTGGTTGCAGCAGAGAAGCTCCAATCAGTTCCCGGAAAAGGATTCCTAGCTAATCGCAGGGTTCTTGATGATGCCGCTGAAGGCTTGGTAGATTTTGATTTGTTAACTCTTGAAGAAAGGAAGATGTGTATATGAGTACCAACACTTGGGGCCAAGTATTTCTGGAGGGAGAAGTTGGCTCCACTCCAATGAGATACGATATGTTTGTGAAGCAACTTTTTAAGGGGGACACAAGGGAAGGGATGCTAACTCATGCAGCCTTAGGAGTTGCCGGGGAGGCGGGGGAACTGGTAGACGCACTGAAGAAACATGTGATTTATGGAAAGCCTTTAGATCTGGAGAATGTGAAGGAAGAGATTGGAGACTTGAGGTTCTATCTTGAAGCACTGTGTAATGTCCTCGATCTCAATGACCAGATCATTATACAAGGGAATATGAACAAGCTGGCAAAACGATATAAGCAACTGACATATTCATCGGAAGCAGCGATAGAAAGGGCAGACAAGGTATGAACATCATATGGAATGAAACAGATGTGCATGTGATGGTGGATCTAGAGACTCTAGGACTCCAACAGAATGCAATTGTTCTATCAGTGGGAGCGGTAGTGTTCGATCCTACTCACCAAGACCGAGGAATCGGAGATGAGTATTATGTAGAAATCGACCCAGAGAAATACAATGGCTCGATTGATCTATCCACAGTTAAGTTCTGGATGGAGCAAGGGAACTGCCCAATGGGAGGAAAGAAGGAGGGGCGGTTTCTAGGAGAATCTTTCTCTGCTTGGCTAGATAAAACATGTGAGTCTAGGAGGGAGAGGTTAGTCATGTGGGCTAATGGAATCGATTTCGATATTCCCAAACTCCAGTATGCCTATATCAAACTTGGGAGGAGAGAAGTTCCCTGGAAATATAATGCTGTGAGAGATGCGAGGACAGTGTATAAACTGCTAGATCCATATGGAAGTTACAAGCCTCCAGAGGTAGATAAACATAATGCTCTCGCTGATGCAAGATACCAAGCCCAATGGCTGATTAATATATTCCACTCTGCTTATCCAAGAAAGGTTCCGGTGCCAAATGTCGCAACTCCCCACCATCCCGTCTGATCAAGAACTCCTGGACTCTCTCCCACAAACAGCTTATGGATCTCAGGAAGTTTTCTCAAATGGTAAGTACACATTCGAGTTCTTTCCTGAAGGATTCATCACACTAGCTCAGGAGATTGCCACAGGTTTACATCCGAAACTTGAGAAACTCCTAGCGAACCATCCTATGGAGGATGTTGATATTAAACTTGCAGAGATTGCTGCGTACTGTTCGGTAGCTCTCGATGCAACTTACACTCTGGCAGAGAGAGACAAACTCTGCTATATCCTCGCAGGAAGGTTAGAGGTGTTGAGAGAGTTACCGAATCCTGGAATTATCCTCTCATGACCTCGGAGACCCAAGGATGGGAATCACAAGTTCCTCCTCAGTTCAAATCTCTTGCTCACCATGTTGCACCTGCAATGCATCGAGAGATTCAGGAACTAAGAGCAGAACTTGCCAGGATCAAATCTCTCCAACCCATAGGTTATCTCTACACCCATCCTGAACTCTCCCGGCCTGTGTTCATAATCCCAGAACTTATAGCTGCCGGATGGGAACTTACCAATCCCAAGTGGACTAGATTCTGCGCAATTTATCCTGCTCCTAAATGACTAAACCCCCAAGGACTTACCATCCAAGGGGGTTTTTCTTTGCCCAGAATTCAGGAGCTTACCAGAGTGCCGCTATATTAGTTGCAGAAGTTCCAGTACTCCATACCCGAGTAGCTCGGATAGGTAAGATCTGCCCAGCTAGGACTCCGGTAAGAGTCACAGATTGTCCTCCAACAGTTGTCACCTTCAGAGTTCCTGCACCCCCGCAGAAGATGTAGTTACATGGAGCAGAAAGATTCACTGAGTCTGAAGGAGTGACAAGAGCTAGATTGTCTTGTGCTCCAGATGCATAGATTGTCATGAGAGATTTCCTTTATAAGATAGAATCTAGTTATCGTTTGGTGCAGAGCGCCACTCTGTCTGTGGAGTCATACGACGCCCACAGGTCTTTGCCGCTTGGCTTTGTGGGCTTGTACTGTGTATCACAAGTTGCACCGACTAGCGCACGTTCTTTTGTCTTTGCAAGCGTGCCATCAGTCAGTGTGTAGGCTGGGCGGGTGGTTAGCTTGCCGTTGGGCTTGACGCTGTACCACTCACAATCGCACTCCACTACCACCGGCTTATCTACGTGCCATAGCTCGCACAGGCACTGGGCCTGCGAAAGTGTTGGCATTGACACCAGCACAGCAACCATGGCCAGTCGGAACATGCCTAAACTCTATCAAGCGACATCCGCTCAATTTCTATCGTTACAGCCGTTCCAGCGGCGGCAGCAAGCACTTGCACTCTGAAATCCACCGAAGTGATGCCATCCGATGGGATCGTTATTTCCGGGCCGACAATTGTGTGCGGCCCATCCGTCAATCCGCTGTCAGCGTTGCTCGCACCTGATGCAGATATCGCATACCCTGTGTTTGCAACAGTGCCAGCAAAAACAACCGTTGCGTTGATGCCCTTCAAACCTGAGCCACTTACGTTTGTCAGCTTTACCCGGAACTTTGGGACCACTTTTTGCCCTGCGGTAAACCTGCTTGAAGAAACGGCGGTAACAGCCCTGCAACGTATGTAGTCGTTAGCTGCGCTCGGGGTGAATACACACTTTAGGGCGTACCCAGCGCCGTCTGTTCCGGTGACTGTTGAGTAAACGGCCGTCCCGCCTGCACCGCTTAATACGCTATCAACCTGTAGCCCAGCTGGGATTGCTGTTGATCCAGTCGTATTCCCAGAACCGGAGACGGCGTTGATGGTGCCGCCGGTATTGGTCCACGGCGCAAAGTCCCAAATGTTTGCATTGGTAGAGCTTGTGCCGTAGTTGTCAGCATTTGAAGTGGTCAAATTCTGAATGCGCGGAATCAGCGTTCCAATGGCGTCATAGCAAGCCTGCGCCTTTGCTGCCCGGGCACCAAGCGGGGACTCATGTATTCCATCCGGCGCCAAATAACTTGTTCGCGGGGAGCCTTTTGTGGCTGCAATCGGGTTGCACGAATAGTAAAAGGTGTCAGCAAAGTACACGTTACCACGCGTTTGCGCCTGATCCTTACACCACTTGTTGACAGTCAGATACACCTCAACAATCGCTGCGGTATTTCCTGTAGTGATGCCAGGGGGGCCTATCAATAAAACCTTGCGGCCAGCGCCTAAAAAGGCGTCCAACATGGTTTGGCAGTTTGCAATCGTCTGGGCCGCTGTTAAGCCAGCATTTACAGCGTCGTTGTACAACGGAATCTGGAAGAACACCCACGCTGAGTCGTAGTCAAGAACATCCGCCTCGTATCGCGCCAGCATATCGACAGACGTATTACTGGAGACCCCTGAATTGCGCACAAGATACAAGGAGCCGCCCAGCAAGCTGTTCAACCACACCCAGTACGCATAGTCGCTAAACGCACTGCGATTTGTTGCAAGCATTGCCTTCGTTGCAACCGCTGCCGTTGACCCATCAGCACCAGCACAAGGGAAGCTAAATGTGTTTGCAGTGAGGTACGTTACTGCAACATCGCGCACGTTGTACGTTGGGTCTTGGCAGTTGTTGATGTCGGTAATCTGCCCAGAACCAAGCCCGTGCGATGTGGCTGTCGCAGTAGCTACTCCGTTTGTACGAGATAAAGCCGTAATGGTTGCCGTGCTATTTATTCGGTGCGTCATCGAGTCACCAAACGCAATCACGGTGTTTTGAGGACTTCCAAGCGGAATTGCTACACCCCCCGGCCCCACCAGCCCTGTGACGTTGTTGGAAGAATCAACCGCGAACTCCGGAGCTGGAATCTCCAAACTTGGATCATCAATCTGCCCCCCATCTGGCCCGTACTTAGCATAACGTAAATTTGTCATATCATCTATCTCCTATAAAAGTTAATAACTTAAACACCCTTGGGCGGTTTCACCCGCTTAGCCCAACCTATACCTTTAACCATAGTACCCTTAGCCTTCCTCATCTTATGAGCTTCAAACTCAGCAGTTGCAGAAACTTCAAACTGATTCTCAGGGCCTGCATCTCTCAAGATCCAACCAACCACCTTCGCTTCCGTAATCCCTGCGAAAGGTGTAGGAGTTTGTGGTTTGTTATTAAATCCGGTTGTGTAAGTATGAGTGAATTCATCCACTCCATCTGACACTGTGATGTCGAATGTTGCAGTGATCACAATATCTGAGGCGTCTCGCACCAGATCTGTGACCAGATAATCATAAGTTAAATTACTCATCCTGATCTCCTATTAGTTAAACACACAGAAATTCACGCGAGTCTCCGCTGTCGCCGCCGCGTTCGCATGAAGGGTGAAAGAACCTGCTGCAGCGACAGCTGCTACAGATTTCATAGTTGCGTCATTGGTGGCAACTGTGGCTACGATGACTGAGGAGGTTGTCACCAGAGAGTTGGTAACTACAAGAGAAGTAGCAGCAGCTGCAAAATTCACAGAGCCAGTGGTCTTGTTGATTGTCTGCGCACCTGTCACACCCCCCGCCGTGACGGTTTTGCCAAGTTGTATATCCCCTGCGAAGTAATTGGCAGCTGTTCCGGCCGCGTAGAAGTTCCAGCGGTTTGCTGAAGCGGCAAGATTGCTATGGAACCCGTAATTTGTTGCTGCGCCAGTTAGCGATGCAGCAACATAAAAGCCATATTGGCGATTCACCGTACCGGCATATGCACCTTGAGACGCCACAAAGTGTTCAAGATCTGGCAGAGTCCCCGCCGACACAGTTGGGACTGAAGCGAACACACCGAATTCGGAACTAACTACAGACGGATCAACAGCGCCATTAACTCGAAGCGCAAATGAAACGGCAGCAGCGTTGAACGCACCCCCGATAAGTAATTTAGTTGAAGTAGCGGGAACCGCACCGATCCCCAAGTTCCCAGCAATATAGTTATCCGCAGTCCCGCTCATGTACAGGTTGTAGCGATTAGCTCCTGCTGCAATCTCACCACTGAAAGCGTAGTTATTCGTGCCTCCAATCTTTGCGCTGGTTACGCGGAATCCGTAAGCATTGGTTCCGGAGCCTGCTGCAAGATTAGTTACGGACTGAGTGGAATCAATCCGCAGGGCTTCAGTCGGGCTACTCGCACCATCCGCAGTGGTAGAAAACACCAAGCGTCCAGGCATGTCGTTGGTGCCAGGAGTGCCGTCTACCTCTGCGCTTATTAGGGCCGCACGTATAAATCCGGCCCCATCACTGCCAGAAAACTGTATTTGCCCTACCGGGTCTCCGCTGGCAACGACCGTATGTGTATTTACGGCAGCTCCCCGTGACTTATTTAATTGAATTATTGGGCGGCTGGTATCCGCTGAGTATTCAAATACCCCGAGCCCGGCACCGCTATCTGTACCTACCATCTGACGGGTTGGGTTGTAAACACTTCCAGCAAGTTGCGAGGTGTGCCCGAATACGGCTGTACCATTACCATCAATCACAAACGGCGTAGCATCGGTGCTCGCACTATCCTCCACCACAAACGCATTACCCGCGCCAGTCTGAGTAACTTTCAGTGCAGGAGATGAACTAGCTGCGAGAATCGTAGTCTGTCCTTCATCGCCTACCCGGAGTCTCTCCACCGAATTAGTGTTAATAGCAACCGTGTTAGTTCCAGGAAAAGTTATTCCGTTAACCAAACTGGTATCATTCCTCAACGCCTGAGTGTTAAAGGAAGGATCATCGATCCTCACACCATCTGCATCATACTTAGCATGCTCGAAATTACTCATATCTATTCTCCTATTCCTATTCCTGATCTAGCTGAGCTCCGCCCATTAACACTTGAACCTTCTGAGCAAATGGATTCTGCAACTGAGTTACAATCTTATTCGCCTCAGATGTATTCGCACTTGTCATCTGACTCACCATCCAACGATTAAACATTCCTTGTTTCCCTCCACTCTTAGCGTACTGGGCAGCAAACTCTGCAACCTGATCTTCCTCAACAACCCGCCCGGCAATCACAGCAGATTTCACAGACTCAGAAAGATTATTCATCTTATCCCGATCGTGTTGTTGGTATGAATGAATCCGATAGATACCATCACTAACAATAGTCTCATCTATTGGCCTTGCTCCTGCGAGTCTTGTAGCTGTTGCCCAACTCATCAGATCATTCTCAAAGATTATCGAACCTTTGTTAGTTGTGGAATATACCGTACCCTTGGGGCCAGTGGCTTCTAGGGTTTGCGCGAGGCCTGCGAGAGGACGACTAATTCCATTATGTTCCATGCCTTGTAAGAATGCACTCCATGCATCTCCACCAGCTCCAACCTTACTAAAGATCTCCTTCATACTCCCCGTGAACTTCATAAATCCTGAGACAAAAGGAATATCCTTGATCCGGGTTGGGATGATCGTTAGGGAGCGCGGGTTAATATCTCCCCGAGAATACAGATTAGCTTGGAGCAGATTCGATGGCAGGCCGTACATAAGTAAGTCTCCCATCTGCTCACCTGCTGCCCCATAAGTTGCATAATAAAGATCCACGTGCGCAGGATTCCCTGAAGCTGTGCCAACAATATGTTGGTTAATATATTGGAAAGCAGGCAGACCATTCACCCCGAAGAATGTTCCCTGAAGTCCCATCAACATGGCAACATCTTTCGCTTTCCCTTCTGAGGAGTAGCGGAAAAGATTCTGCATCATATTGAACTGGTAAGACTGAAAGAGTCCGATTGCATTACCAAGCGGACCTTGGAACATCAGAGGACGTTGAGAAGCTACAGTTACACCATCAACACGATTGACAAAAGTATTGATATACGAATGAGACTCTGCCCGTGTTAGGAGTCCATGAGACTCTGCAAGATCTGTGAGCTGGCGCATCACATCTGCAGAGATGAATCGGTTGTAATCCTCCGAGAGTTTATTCCCTGTAAGAGTTCTACCCTTTTCTCCCAACTCTTTAGCTTTCACAAAAACTCGAGAGATCCGAGAGTTCAGATCTGCCACACTCTCAGTACCTCTCAGTGCCAAATCATCCAACACGCCATGGAACTTAGCAGCATCCATCCCCATGTAACCTGCGTCAGTATATCGTTTGATCAACTCTTTAGATTCAGCCCCAAAGAAGTTCTTCTGAGCGCGAGCATAGAGTTTGGCAGGAGACATAATAAGATCTCCCTTCCCAGTGATATCTATCTTAGCCAGACCTGCAAGTTCTCCTGCAAGTTTCGTATTACCTTTCTTAATCGAGTCCACCAGTTGGGTAAGCTCAGTGCCACGAAGAACATTCGCACCGATCGCATTGACAAGACTGTTGACTGGATCGAGACCAAGAGTCAAGGTTGCCAGAATAGAGTTAGCCTTCTGCACAAATTTAGTCAACTCTCCTTTGGGGGCAGTATGGTTCACCAGCAGATCCATCGCAGAATCCCGGTAACCTGTGTTCATGCCATACTTAGACAGGAGGGAGTTTATCTCTCCAAGTTCCTCAGGATTCCGAGCTTTAGAAAATACATCTCGCACTGCCCCCACAGCGCGACTCACAGATTCATCCAGGAACTTATTCGCAGAATGAATCATAGAAGACTCAGAAGCCTTGGAGATATTCAGGGCGGTTTTAATATAAGAAAGATATGGATTCTTCTCAGATTTCTCCACTCGTGCAATCGAGCCCCCAAACTTAGAAGCTTCAATCCGTGAGTATGCCTTACCCTGATCCTCTAGGTAATCAAAAGCTTTCTGATTCTTCGCACGCATTAGTTCCATCGCAAGCACATCATCCTCCCGGAGATGCTGCTGTAGTGCATCATTCACAATTTTTTGTGGGTCTGTCTTAGTATAGAACTCAGAGTAGATTCCTTTGTTTACCAGATCAGAGTCGATATAAGATTCATGCAGAGTACGTTGATACTCGTAATCTCCATATGCCCGATGGAAATCTTCAGAGTCAGACTTATAATGCACCCTATAACCTGCAGCCTCAGCCTTATCTCCAAGTTGTTGGAGTTTCTTCTGGTCCGCCGCAAAGATCATGGTAGTATGACCTTGGCCAGTTACACGATCATCTTTGACAAACGCGAATGCAGGATAGTCTTTCGGATTCGGACGAGCGGGCCTCCAGACTTCTGGATTCTTCTCATTCGTTTTTCCTTGAGCAGCTTTTAGATTCGTGTGCTTAGTTGTGCGATAGGATGTGCGAGCAATATCAGCATCAATTGCCTGAGCAGCTTCACGAGAAGTGATTACAAGTTTCTCTGCCTCATCAATCTCATCGAGTCCGATAGGACTGGTTTCGGAATTGAGAGCTTTCTTAGCTTGAGGGGTTATGAGATACTCAGTTCCATCATCTCCAGTATGCCGCACCCACTGCTTAGCAGAGCGAGTAGCCTTCTGCCCGAGAGTAGAGTACTCAATCGCAGAATCTAAGTTCCTTGCCATCGCAGCATATGGGCCTTCAAGAGTTGCCTGAGTTGCCTCCCGGAACTTAGTTTGCAGTTTCGCTGTCACAGATCCCAACGCTTGCACAATAGATTCCAGAGAGCCGTAAGCTCCAGATGCGAAAGCCGCTACCTTAGCCCCAGCTCCTCCTGGATTAGCCTTCCATAACATATCCTCAGTAATCTCCTGGATATGCTCATACAGTTCTCCAGCTCCATCAGCAACTGCACGGTCAACAGCTTCCTGATGAATCTTTTCCTGAGTCTTGATCCAAGTTGCTCCATCAACAACATGCCCATTGGCATCTGCCATCGCAGACTCTGGAACCCTGCGAGTTACTTTTGCATAAGAAGGAAGGAACCGAGGATCATCGAGAGTCTCATCGACAGGAAGACCTTTGGATTTCTTGGCTGCCTGATACTCTGACTTATAAGTCTGCCATGCACGATAGTCTGCGAAGTCATCTTTCATCAGAGAGCCGTCGATCCGACCGATCTTTGTGTTCACGATCTTAGCAATTGCATCTTGGTTCAGATGCTCTCTACCTTGAGTCTTGAAATGCTTAGTGGCAAGAGACGTGGCAACAGCTTCCTTCACACCTACGATATATTTCCACATCTCATCAGTGGAGCCGAACCCAGCCTTAACCACCTGCCCTGTGTTATCCACAAGTTTCAATCCAATAACACCTTTATCAAATGCTGCTTCTAAGATTGGCAGATCCCTGATATGCGCAGTGAATTCAGGTTTGGTGAAAGTTTCCTTCTCAATCCGAGATGCCCAGATATACCGAGCCTCAGCCTCATTAGCAGAACCTTTGAGAGTCTTGGCTCCTGCATCCCAGAGTTGGCCAAGCTTGAACTTGTATCCTTTCACCACTTGCAGAACTGAATCATATAAAGATCCACCTTTGCTGAGGCCTACAGTATCTGCAATAGTTTGGAAGAGTGGGGTGCCAGTGATCACATCTCCCGCCCCGTCCCCTGTGAGTTTCACATAGTTAACTTGCAGGCCAGGATCTACCACCCCTTTGGCTTTCACCTGCTTAGCAATATCTTTCTCAACAGCTGTCATAACTCCAGGACGAACAATCTCATCAGCGTGGAGCATTCCCTCCATAACTTTCTGAGCTGGCATACCTACCAGAGTATCTGCAACCATATTAGTCGCTGAGAGATCTGCACCTTTGGCTAGCAGATTAGTGTTCTCCCTCATATCATTCAGAGTGCGAACAAGCTTCTGCTCAGCCTCTTTCTTAACTCGCAGGTGCAGAGCAACTTCCTCAGCCGTGGCGCCTGGTGGGAGATCTGGAACTTTCAAGGAAGTCTCAATATCCTGAGCATTTCGAATCACTGTGAGGGATGGAGAGTTCAGTTCCTGCTGCAGAGCTCGACCCCGAAAAGCTGCTGTCTCTTCCCGGAACTCTTTTACTTTTCCCATAATCTTACCATAGGTAGAAGCTCCTACGAAAGCCCCTCCGATAACTCCTCCCAGTGCGCCCCCAGTCATGATGTTCTTGGTAATATCCCAGCCAGTCTGCTGATCTAGGATGGGAGACTTGAACATGAAGCCTTGCACAAAGACTTCGAATGCCATGCCTTCTAGAGCCTGCTGTCCAGCTCCTGCCATCAATGCCTTGATACCAGACTGGTTCAGAGCAGAGAAAGTTGCAGAGGCTGCATTGATCTCTTGGGCAGCAGCAGTGATATACGCAGAAGTTTCTGGAGCTAGGAGTCCTGTGGCCCGAGATAGATTCGTGCCTATCTTACCAACTGTGGCAGCTCGGAGAGCATTCTGTCCGGCATTAAGAACCTTAACTCCAGCGAGTCCTGGGATGAAAGAACCTGCAACAAAGCCAACTACATCTGCAGATTGTTGATTCCGCTTGTAATACTCTCCCAGATCAGAATCCATAGAGGAGACAACATCCTCAACTTCTGCCTGAGTTCCATCTCCAAGACCTGCCCAAGAGCCGATGATAGACCCAGAGTTATAGAGCTGAGTGGCCCCGGAGACTACCGACACCGCCCCAAATTTCAGGCCTTTGGAGATCCTATCTCCCCAAGTTGTAGGGTCGAACCAAGAATCCCCCTGGTTGGCAAGATTGTGGTTATCCGCACCTAGAAGGTAGGAAGGGACTTCGTAAGAGGTTGGCTCTGGAGGCTGTCCAGTTGTTTGATTGAATAGATTATCCATGGGAATTCTCTAGTTAGAAACCGAAGGAAGGAGTTGGAGTAAGCTCAGGAGATTGTCGCATACGAGTCTGTATATCGCGTCCCAGAGTTTTAAGCACAGCTCGAGTGACATCTTCTCGCTTGGTAAGATTCACAGTCTTAGACCCTCCAAACAGTACACCTGGAATCACCTCGATAGGAGTATTGTAATCATTAAGTTTCAACTCCTTTGTGGAAGGTGCAATACCTAGACGAGGCAGATTCTTGGAATCAAGATTCAGAGCTACGCCTTTCTGATACAGAAGTGTGATCCCTTCAACTGCCTGATCAATTGTGAGTTTCCCTTCCTTCACACCTCTCAAGGCTTCGTTATAAACCATCTTCGGCTCATTCACATCGACCTTGGAATCTGCCAGAATCTTCTGCACGAATGGGAGTTCAACAACTCCTGGAAGTGCCATCACCTGCTTCACATCAGGTATCTGGAAGATATTCTCAGCATCCTTAGCTTTTACCTCCTTCGACATCTTGGAAAGAATCTTGGTTACTTCCATATTCATAATCTGCCGACGCTCAGCATCATCTTTCGGCAACATCCCGCGATTACGTACTTCTGCAACAGCTTTCTCAAATACTCCCTTCACCGGAGTTTGAGCTGGAGTAAATTGCACAGGCAAACCTCGGCCGAGCATATCAATAACTTGCGCAGGCTCACCTGCTACTACTCCTGAAACTCCTGCCATATATGCGCGAGTTGCTTCCTGCCCAGCAGGTGTGCCAGACTTCATCAACGATACCATCGTCTTAACCTCCCCAGGAGATAGCATCTCAGGAGCCTTATCTCCATAGAGAACTTGGTAACCTTTGATGATCCGAGAAGCTAGATATTCGTCAGTATGAGCTTTTTCCGCTCTATCCTCTGCACGATACTTAGCTTCCTTAACTGCCAGAGCATGATTTTCCATCTGGAGTCTCAGAGACTCCTGAGCATTCAATGCTTGGTTCACACTGAAACGAATTCCCATCTGCTCCTTAGAAGCATTCATTGTAGCATTCAATGCTTCGATATTATAGTTCAGTCCTGAGATCCTAGTGACTGTAGCTTGCTGCTCTGCCTTCTCGAGTGCTTCCTTGGCTTTAGCCTCCGCGGATGCCTGAGTAACAGTTACTTCAAAGTTCTTCTGATTCTGAGCAACCGCACTAGACAAACGAGTAATATCCTCGATATTCTTAGTGACAGTATCTTCCACATCTGCCAGAGCATTGAACTTAGAAATGTCTCCTCCCACAGTGAACTGATTCACCACGAACTCGAGAGGATTATCCAGGAAACTTACAGACTGTTTGGCAGCTATGGATTGAGAAAGAGCCAAGCGCGCTTCTTGGGTTTGAGTCTGGATCTGGGCAAGTTCAGAGAGCCGCTCTCCTTGCTGATTCAGATCTGCTCCAAAAGCTGCTCCAGCTTTCAATCGCGCAGCTTGATTCTGCAACTGCCCAGCTTGTTCAGCTGCAATGACAGTAGCTCTAGCCTGCCCTTCTGCAATCTGAGACATTGCAACTTGCTCTGTCATAACTCGCTGAAAGTCTCGAGTTACAACAATCTCTTTAGTTCCAGAAGCAGAAAGATCAAAAGCCTCCTGGGCAGAAGCTAGTAGTTTTGTAATATCTGGTAATGGCATATGATCCTCTTACTTAAATGACTTGCCGAAGTTACCTACGAATCCGTCAATCGTATCTCCAATGGCCTTAAGAGGATCATTGATAATATTCTGGCCTACATCTTCGAGCTTGGAAGTCTTAGTCATTTGATCCAAACCGATAGCTCCTGCCAATGCCCAGCCAACTCCTGGGATTGCAGGGAGAAGCCCAGAACCTACAGCAGTTCCACCGGCCGCTACCTGAGAACCTAAATTTGCAACAGAACTGCCTCCCAAGAGTCCTTCAAGTTCTGCCATACCAAAGAGTCCAGAACCAAGCTCGCCTCCAAGAGCAGCAGGAGCGGCAGGGTACGCAGCCGAGAAAGCTTCAGCAGCTCCACCTACCGAGCCCATAATAGAACCTCCTGTAGTTTCTGCAGCTCCTGCACCAAAGAGCATATCTGCAAGAGACTCTCCAAGATCTGGAATACCCAACTTACCTTTTGCACGTTTCAGAGAAGGAGCTAGGAGAGAAGATCCTGCGAGACCCAGCAATGCCTGGAGTCCCTTACCTTCTCCTAGAGCTCCAGAAGTTTCTGCCCTCTTAACTTCAGGAGTCTTAGTGACAGTTGTGCCAACCTTCTTAGCGGTTACTTCCGAAGTAATCTTTGCCAACAGATCATTCATTGCCTGTTGTTTCGATGTGGTATTATACATACCAGACATCTTCTCACCAGATGCAATAGATGCCAGCCCCTGGGTAGAACCAAGAATACTCCGGATCTGATCGGCTACTTGAGCCTCACTGAAATCCACCTTAGTTGTGGTGGTGGAGCCGGAGGTTGTTACTGATTCATTCTTCCCTTGGAATAGCTCCAAGATCGAGGTAAGATTCTTGATAGGATCTACCTGTTCCATTTTTGCTGCGGCCATTATGCTGCTACTCCTTTAGATTTTTCAAATGTTCTGAGGCCGCCCAGACCGAGCATGCCACAGAGAAGGGTGAGTAAAGTTCCCATATCCAGAGATGCAACCCCAGGCCTGAAAGATATGAGGATCGGATAGATCAAGAATTGATATGCCAGTCCGGTTCCACAAACCCAGCCAATATACGGGCGCCAACCTGATACGAACCAATTGGGGCTCTTAGCTTCCTCTTGGTTCACATCTGTCTGAGCTTTCGCCAGTGCCACTTCCTGAGCAAGTATTGCAAGCTCACCTTGCTGCTGGAGTTGCAGGAGTTGGTACCTTGCTGCATCTCTCTGAGTTGGATCCGGGAAGAGTTTGTCAATCAACTTTCCCCCTACATCCAAGAGAGCTGTTACTGGATCAAGAGACATAAGGTTCTCCAGAAGGTTTAGTTAGGCCGATGGAATAAGTTCCATTAGAGAGCAATGATAATACCTGACCTCTTTGTTCTCCATTGGGGATACTATTCCAGGAGATGTGAACCCATCCATGCTCAAGAATCAACTGATCCCACTGGACAACTCCACGACGAGAGAGAAGTGTTTGACAGATCTTGAAAGGAGATCCGTAGGAGGAGCAAGTGAAATCTACTGCCTCTCCTAAAATATGCTTAGAAGTTGGCTTAGATTTCAGAGCTGCATTTAGAGGGAGAGATCGGTACCAAGAAGTTACATGCACAGGTTTGGCAAGGATCGCCCTCACCCGCTCCAGACGAGAAGCTGTGAGTTGGACTGTGGGCAGGAGTTTCGCAGGGAGAGAGTTATCTATACCCAGCCGCGCAGCTGTCTCAGATCTAGTGACCTCATCCCAATCAAAATGCTCAGAGAGTTTATCGAATACCATAGAGCCTCCTAGGGAGTTAGATTAGATCAGGACGGAAGTAGAATGCTTGAGTATCTAGTGCAATGCCAAGTCTCTGAGGAATGCCTCCAGCAGTTGCGGAGATGAGTCCGGCATCCACAGGCGGGGTAGTTGCATTGGCAAGGTAATACCGAGTGCCGATAACCAGTGGGCCTATATAGTAACACATACCTTGGAGAATGAATTCTCCGTAAGATCCTGATGCAGTATCTGTGTTACAGAATGCATGGCAGGCTCTTCCTGGAACCGATGCATATGCTTTACGTGCACAGAGTATACCTCCAGAATCCCAGAGATTTACCATGTGCCCACGAAGCATATTATCAGTTGCCTTCGCATACACCCTTGTGTAGTTCTGGATAGTTATTCCAGTAGTCCCTGCAGTAGAGAAATCCTCAGGAACAATCTCACCAGTCTTTTCATCCAGAGCTGCTTGCAAAACTCTCAGAGCATTCCGAACTCGCACACCGTCTGAGAATATAGCTGGACTCTCAGACTGAGGAAACTCTGGGAGAGGCCCGAGACCTAGATTTGTAGAATAACCTTCTGCCATATCCTGATCCTACCGTTTAGCATGAACATTGAATTGGAGAACCAGCGAATTAAGCATGAATCCTCCCTGGAATAGGAGAGAATGGTTCTTACCAACTGCCCGGCATCCGAACTCCCTAGAAAGCCCACCAGTATAAATTGGTGTAGGAGTTGAGTTCACAGTATTCTTCCCATCCAAGGCTGTCATCACAGTTACTGCAACCGTCTGAGCGGGGCGGATAGATTCCACAGTTATTGTATCAAGCTGCAATGTACGCGCGCGAGCTAGTTGATACTTCCCTAAGATGGCAGTTCCATCCGAGTTAGCAGAAGCTACTGAGAAATCCACCACAACGACTGAGCCATCAGCTTTTAAGAGTCCAAAGCTCTGTCGAGGAGTTTCCATAATTCCAGATGCAGGGAGGGAGTAGGTGAAAGCTTGTACATGAGTCTCCTTCAACTTCCCATATCTTTTCATTACAAGATCATATACAATAGCATGAGTAAGCTCGGAGATGCCGTAAGAAATAACCAAGTACCTATCAGAGACAACAGAGATAGCTTTCTTGAGAGGTGCTGATAGAGTTGAATGAGTGAATGTCTTGGTCGCATCGTCGAAATCCTCAAAGTACCTACCAGATATAAAATCAGTCAGTTCAGGAAACACTGTCTGAGTCTGTTGGATACTTATCATCTGCATACCAGATGTGGTATATGCATAGAGTCCTACAGAGTTAGCATCATAGGAGATCAGATCCAGATCTGTAAGTCCCCCGGAACTCACAAGTTCCCGATACTGAAATGGGAATCGAACATTCGATTGAGCGATCGCTGCCACACAGTTATCAGTGGCTCCAATGATGAAACCTAGTGTATGGTTAACACAGAAGTTAATAGCTCCCTTAACTTCCTCAACTCCTCCACCTCCAGCACCTGTCACAGAATCTGGGACGAAATCGGTAGGATCAATTGTTGATGACCAAGCTACAGTATTCTTAGTCCAGGCAATGAGATAGCCAGAGGATTGAGTAATCCCAATCACCTGAGACATATCAAGCCCTGCGAGAGTTACAAAGTCAAACCCGCCCGTGCCGAAGTTATATTTATAACAACCATTTCGTTCGATATAGATATACGAAACTCCTGAGACAGCGGCCACTGTAACTAGGCGCCCAGCGACACCTGGAATCTTATATACCCAAGCTCCTCCTGAGCCATCATTGATATAAAAATCTCCATTCGCCCGGATGCCCAGATACACAGTGTTGTTATCTACATCCCGAATCGTGAAGATCTTGATGATGTCTGTAACTCCTGGGATAGGGGGGAGGATTCCTGTATATCCCACAGACTGAAAGCCAGACGAAGCTGGCATAACATTGTGGCAATAGTACAGTTGAGGAATCCCAATATCCTTATCCTGATCCTCTGGGGAAACAACCTGTCGCACAAAGTTGTTATCATACTGGCCAACAATAACTGATTGGCCAAAATTCTCAGAGAGAAAAGGAAAGGATTTAGCTGAGAGATTAGCTCGATAAGTTATTTGGGCCATATGAGTTTCCTAGACTTTCGGGGGATGAAAGATCAGATTATAGAATACAATTGCTGCTGTGCCTAAACCTGCTAACCACTTTACAGATGTTGCAATAAGCCCGAGTACACTGAAGAAGCCTTTAGCTTTCTGAAAGATTTCTAGGATTTCTGCCATGGATTCTTCTATCCTTTGCATCCTAGCATCTTCTTCTGCCAAACGCTTCTGCATCTCTCTCATCTCCTCACGGCGCTCTGTAGTCTCCCCCATGATTAGATCACTTTCTTATCTTGCAGATTTTTGATCAGATAAGAGAACAGACAGTACAGAGGTCGTATGGAGATCTCTATCGCATCAGCCTCAATTAATGGCATCCCGCTATAGGCATTGATGAAATTCTTGATATATGCAATAGTGCAGAAGTTATCAATATCCAGAGGTCCTCCAGTGGTTGCTAATGTTGTAGCATTAGCTCCGCCCCAGTTTGTAATGCTTGCGGAATATCCAATAGACTGTCCAACATCTTTAGACCCGCCCAGGATATTAAGACCTGTAGGTTTTACTGTAGCTACTGTAGAACCTCCGATTTTCAGCGCAAGGTTCGGATCTGCTTGGCCAACGTGGGTAGTATTAATTACAGCAGTTGTACCCTCCATCCCGAAATAGGCAACTCGGTAGGAGGTTCCAGGGGTGGAAGAATTAAGTGCAGTGAAGTTAGATGTTGTAGATGATCCGTTCGGCTGGGTCATCAAAGAGGTTGCTTGGTTAGCATTCTTATTCTGAACATAGGTCCAGTTAGTGATGGTTCCGTTGGAAGTTACATTCATCTTCCGACCATTGCCAATAAAATTCAGATTCCCTTCAAGCTCTGCTCCGAATCGAGAAAGTTTGATTGTCTGATCTGGCACCGAGGATTCAGCTGGCCCCCAGGTAACCTTGATATTAGAATAGTTAAGGCTCCAACCGCCAACACCCGATTCAAACACAAAGAAGAATACCAGACCTGTTTTAGTGAGGTCTGCAAGAGTATTGTGGTCTAGCACGTCGCCAGTATCTACTTCTGGAACATATGGGCCATTAGAAACTGGACGGCTCCACATCCGATAACGAATATATCGTTGGCCTTCATTGGTTTTAGTCGAGTCAATCACTACTCGGTAAGGTACTCCATCTAACATACCACCTTTGGATCTAGCTCCATCAGAATTCGACCAAGTATAATTTCCAGGGGTTGAGAGTCCTACCAAATTATTATAGATAGTCTCAACCATTGGGGTGGGATTAAGGTCGGAAGGCCCTGCAAACCCAGTAGCGTTACCAAATATCCAAGCCTGGCCTCGGGGATCTGTGGCAACAATAGCGGTGTCACAACGGAGTACAGCACCTGCATGTGCATTAGGGTTCAGAGCAAAGAAGTTATTAGATATGAGATCGAAACTCACAGTCTGACGCCCTGCACCAACTCCCCAACCTGCAGGAACTGTATCTGCAATCTCTACGCGCCTAGAGACATTAGTAATATCCATCGAGAAGTCAGCGATGGTAGTTCCACCCAGCGGGGCAGATAAAATCGGGGCTACCTGAGTGACTGTGGAAAGAGGGAACCCAATAACATCAATGACCTCCCCACCGGTAGCAGGAGTTACAAGAGTGAAGGAATGATTCGAGGTCTCAGTAAAATGTACCCCTAGTACTTTCTTCACCCCATCAATAAACACTATGAGGGAATCTGATCCTACTGTGTAGATAAATTTCGTGAGAGTAAATACTGTCTGGCCAGCAGT